CATTATCTCCCTCGCATTAAATTCTCGCGCACTCTTTTCTAAAGCGCGTTTGAGTTCATCCGCTGTTATACCTCCGAAATCACTTTGATTAGTCTCTGTGCAGCGCTTATTCCACACCTTCGCAGCTTCTTCTTTTGCGCAGTAGTCGGCACTTACTTTAAAGGCTTTTGTTTCAAGTTCGCACTTGGTGCAGCGCGCACAAACGAATATTGGTCTCCCGCTTACACCATCTATATTCCTAAACTTAGACTCCCCACCACAACAAGGACACTCTTTTAATTTAATTTCTTTCACTTTGTTCACCTTCTCCATAAAGTCTGTATAACTTTTCTTTGAATTTTAATTCTTCGCTTTCTTTTGCAAAATCGTTTTCTATATAGAATTCGGTATTTAGCTGTATTTGTTTTCTTAAAATTTCAGGGAAACCATAAGGTACACCGTCCAGAAAACAATCTCTTTTAAAAGCTTCTATTATTTCTTCTAAATTCTCAAATAACTGCTCTATAAGCTCTTCCAGAGCAAAAACATATAAATACTCATAGTCTTTAACGATTTCTATACATTCTCGCGCATACTGTTCCGCGGCATTTCTCTGTACCCCTTGGCTCATAAGCAGCTTTATAAATCTTTTTCGTGTCATTTTATCTCACCTTCCACCAATCCAAAACTTCTATCGCCATGATACAGTGGTCTTGTAAGCAAAGCTCACCTCTATAGACATATAGCACCTTTGCTAAAATCTCTTTTCCCGTGTACTCGTCAATAGGTAAGTACTCTCTTAAATACAGGTAGTCCCCCACTTCATACAGTCGGTCATCTTTTCTAATCTCAAAATTTTTGTTATTTTCCAAAATGTCATTAAAACACATTGGGTATATCTTTAACTCATGTAACATTTTCATTCCTCCTTCACACCACACCATTTCCACGCTTCACGTGTGTTCCAATGGCACGGTATCCCTTTTGGCGCATCACAAATATTTTCTTCTTTAGGTTTCCAATATGCGCATGTTTCACAGTCGTGCGGGATAAACTTCATCGCCGCATCGCGTTCTCTCTTGATTTGCTCCAGTTTCTCGACGCAGTCAAAATACCACCGCTTATAGTTTTTTAACTCTGCTTTTAGAACAAGCAGTTCCATTTCTTCTCTATCAGTCATTGTTTAACGCCTCCAAATCCATTTTTGCTCCGCAGTTGGGGCAATATCTTGACTTTATCGTAATGCCTTTGTTATCCACGGCATACTTACCACAAGCAGAACACTCAAATACTAAGGTGTTATTTTCCCAAATATTTTTACGATGTACTTCTATCCACTTACCATTCTTTACAATTTGAGTATCAACAGGTTTTACTAATAAGCTTTCTCTTTCTTCTACAGTTTTTACGCCACCCCAAAAAAATTCACCCGATTCGCAGACATACACATCATGACGAACAATGTTATCAATCGTTTCTCCATACTCCGTTTTAAAACAAAGCGTTCCTTTGTAAATGAAAAAACCAACAGGGCAGTCCTTAAGCTTCACTAAATCTCTTTTTGTCTCCATTTCTATTCCTCCGGCAAGCTAGGTAATGGCATCCAGTGGGTGACTATACAGTCGTTGGTACAGCAATCCAAATACCAGGCTTTTCGTAGTAGCCTGTGCGCACGTGAAGAGTACCTGCATCTTCAAAAAATACAGCACAAACTAGGTGTATCCCCTTGTTTCCGGTAACCTATCTTTTACACTTATCCACTCCATATCACTCACTCCTTTAAGCACTTTCCGCACAGTGGACAAAAAGCAGGCTCATACACCGCGCCACTGCAATCATTGCCATTTTGAGCTGAAATATATGGGTAATCCTCTAGCTCAAAGTTACAAAAATTGCACCCTTTACCTTTTTGGCTCTCGTTTTCGTAGTGCTCCTTTATCCGTCTAAATACGTCATCTGCTGTGAGCCACCCCGCTACACTGTCCCGTTCTGCTTCCTCTAGTGTTAAAAGGCCCATGATTTCCAGCTTGTCCGCTTCTCTTCCATAAGAACCGATGCCCTCAACAACTGAAATGACACGGCTTCCATCAAGTTTATACTTATTCGGATACTCCAAATGGTAGGAAATAAAATTTGAATCTGGATAGCTTTCACATGTAAAGTCAAAAGGAATCTTTTCTTTTTCAAGCATCTGCTTTAACTTGAAAATTTCTTTATATTTACTCTCTATAAAATATATAGCCATATCACTCACCGTCCTCTGTCACTTTTATAAAAAATCCTCTGTGCCTATAGTGAGCTAAAAAATTTGCGTTAAGAATATCCAGAGATAATATGTCTTTTGCACATAGCGACACAAAATAAACTCCGTCTATATCTTCACTTTTTATTCTCTCCAAAACTTCATCAAATGAAATTATTTTTGCTTGCATTTTACTCTCCTATCTTTCGTTCTTTATTTTTACAGCCCTCTTTTTACTCCGAAGTGTCTTTTAGTGCTAAGTAACTTAAAATTTCCTTTTGCACTTGCTCTCTGGTATAGCATACAGCAGTACGATGTCCTGCTTTCGATAAAGAAAAAAGCCAATGCTCTTGATTTTTAGTAGGTTTATTTTTTCCGACTTTTAACTCTATGTATAAACCGCAATAATTGCCCTTGGGTATAGGCAGACATATATCCGGTACACCAGACTTTAAACCTTCTCTTTTTAACTTCGCTCCGTAGTATACACTTCGCTTTCCTTCGTTAGGTATATGATATAGCAAGGAAAGTTCCGGATATTTTCCTGTCATAAGCTGCGCCCACTCAAAAATTTGTATTTGTAACTGACTTTCTGTTAAATGTTGATGATTCACTCATTTTTCCTCCGCATTACGATTTCTATATACCAATATCCGTTATAGTCGTTAAAAGTAGGCACGCACTTTAAAAACTGATACCCTTTGTATCTTTTTTCAAAATACTCTTTATCTTCTACATACTGTGTAGCCATCTTTCTAACTCCTTGTTTTCCTATCCGTCCGTCTTTCGGCGGCGGAATATAGGGTTCTTTCAAATTTTTGCTTTGCGCCCATCGCTTTTTTCCCTGCGGCTCTTTTGTCATATACCGCGCTATCGCTTCACATCCGTATTCGTTGGGCTGTAACCTGTCTGCATTTGTGAAGTCTCCGTACTTCCACATCTTTTCTGCGGTATCGCGATCCATTTTTGACATAATTATGTGAAAATGCCAGCGCATAACCCCGGTTTTTTTACTAACTTTGCATTCAATAACATAAATATATTTTAATTCCGGTAAATCGTTCCTTTTTCTATATGTTTTAATTCTTCTGATATAGTTAACTATATCTTTTCTTGCTTCTTGCTCGGTTGAGGGCATCTCGCTATCTCTATACGTGGGATGTATCACAATATCCCCCTCACCAAAGTTAGTGTTAATCAATCTTGTTAATTTTTTTCGTGCGTTTTTATCATTGAGATTCTTTTGCTCTTTCGTAGATAACTTTTCTTTCTTCGCTCTCCTCGGAATCTCTCTCCCACTTTTATATACAGGATATAGCTCTACTTCTAAAATTTTACCTGAGTAAATTTTTTTCTCTCTATACATATCATCACCATACCGTCGATAAGATAATATCCAATACAAGGACGGAAAAACTCCGTATGGAGCCTGTTTTTATTGACTGTGCCGGTATGATATGATATAATATTTATGTTATTGATTGCGTAGGCTTTCAGTCTTACGTAAGCGGTATATCTTAGTGTAAACTAAGGTATACCGCCTTTCTTTTTTACTTTTGATTCCGTCTCTTTTGTATTAATTGCTCTATGTAGTACTCAAATTCAAATCGTTCTTTATCGGAAGGTATCATCTTAATGCCTTTCCATTTTTTATATCTGTCATATAAAACCCTGATTACAGGGTGATTGACATTAATTTTGTATCCGTATTTGTTTTCCGGTGCATAAATCGGTTCTTTTTCTGTTGGTTTAATCTCCATACCACTCACCTGTCGTAGGGTCTCTATTATGCTTTATACACCAGTTTTCCAGCTCTTTTCTGATTTTACAGTCCAATGTCTGAATATATACTGTCCACGCTTCTAAAGGGTTTTGGGTTTCCAGTATGATTTTTCCGCCATTTACCACACGAATAACGTTTTCTTTCTTATCTGTTCTGATTTCTACCCCTCTGCACTTAAAGTTGTCCATGCTATATGTCTGCGCTTTCTCTTATCTGGAAAAACTTTACGCCTTTGTAAGTGAAAGATGTTTCAAGAAAGCTAAAATTTGCATATTTTACAGGGGTAGAAAAGTAACTTGCTTGTAGTGCTGCCGCTAAGGCTTCTATACCTCTAAAAATTTGTATCCCTCTTCTGAACTCTTGGCAAAGTTCTATCTCCCCGAATTTTTCTAACTCTTTGTATTTATGGTAAACGCTTACTAGCTCATCTATATAGTCAATTTTATTTTGTGTATCGTCCGCAAACGCGGGGTGATTTCTAATTTTCATATCCTTCACACTCCAAAAACGCTTTAATATCGAAAGGTTTTTCATCTTCCCATCTGATATATTGGAAATCAGTTTCTCCGCTAAAGCAAGGCAAGTCGATAAAATCTAACCAAATTCCATCAGAGTTCCACACATCCTCTTCCTTATATGGTAGTAAATTATAACCGCACAGAGTTAAATCCATATCTCTTACTATATATCTAACCCCCAACATATATAGTGCTTTTAAGATCTTTTTCTCTTTTGGAGAGATTGCATGGCACTTTGTAACCAAACTTGGATTCGATAAAACCGTTACCAACTTTTCATTGCTGATAACATCGTTATTTTTTTGTGAAAATGCCATATTTTTCACCTATGTAGTAAACGGTATCGCTCCCTGCGATTCTAAACTCATCTCCGGGATATAGCTCTACTAAAGCCAACGCTTCTAACATTTTTGACTCTCTCATTTGACACACCTTACCTTTCCTTGCTATAATAAACATGGTTATTTTTTCTATTGCCCTTTGTCGGTGTTCCAGCACCAACAGGGCTTTTTCTTTTTTTACTTAAAAGATGATGGACTACTGCCAGTAAGGCGATACCTGCGATACACACGGCTTGTCCAATAAAGAAGCCTGCAAAGTCGATATTGCCCAGCTCAAAGCTTCCAACTACACCGAGGGCAGACATGGTTAAAGCGAAAGTTAACGCAATAGTTGTCCAGTCAAAAATTTTTCTTGTCACTTTATTCACTCCTTTGCTTGTCCTGCTATCAAAGGGGTACCTCCCCTTCATATGCTCTCAAAATTGCATTGGTTCACACCTTTTTGTATGCGCTCCATCAGCTTTCTTGATAACTTTTCCATTTCTTCTTTACTGACAAGATAGTGACACTTGCCGTTTTCATCTACTTCCAAATATGTAACTTTTTTATCTCCTACCATCACAGAGACTTTTCCGGTTAACGGCTTACTTCTTGCCATACAATCACCCCCTTGTATATGTATTCTTGTTATAGATTGTCTAAAAACTATTTTTTATATTTATCTACCCATTACCGACAGCAAAAAGCGTTTGATTGATTAATTTTGTTTGTGTGGGAATTATATATTTTGGAGAAAATATGAACATATTTAGAGCTTTGTACCTAATATAAAAGGTTATCTAAGAAAGAATGTAATGCGATATTTGCCCTTTGCTGTCGGTAATGGGTAGATGGTGAAGTTATAATATGATTGGTTTACATGGTAATTTTTCTTTTGCTAAATTTAAAATTACTGTTATAATTTCTGTTGTTTGCATTTCTTCCGGAAAGTGTTTTTTGAACACTTGAAAAATTTCATCAATGCACGGTTTTATGTACTCGTTCGGTACAATAGTTCCGCTTCCTGCTATTTGAATTCCTCCCATTGCTGTTCCTCCTTTCTTTATTTGCCCTCTCTCCCATATAGTGGTAAAATTTACTTGGAAGGGAGGTGAGTGTTATGGCTAAAACCGATAAAGAATTGGCAACTGAAATTACATGCACCTTTATAACTGCATGGTTCAGTAAACCAAATTGCTCCGCTCTTAACGGAGATGATATTTCAGCTATTTTCAACGAAGTTTATAAAACAATTCATTTAGCTGAAAACGAATCCAAATAAAGAGTTATACTTAACATTGAATTTGATATTTCTGTTAAGTCTTTAGCTGTACATGTTTTAGATTCCTCTGCCAACAACTCCAATTGTCGGCGGAGGATTTCTTTTTCTGTCATTTCTTCAATTTTCTTTTCTGTCATGTTATTTCTCTCCTTTCTTTATTTGCCCTCTCTCCTATATAGTGGTAAAATTTGCTTGGAAGGGAGGTGATTACATGTCCACAAACAATGTAAAATCAGAAAGTAAAATTACATTTTTAATTAAATTCAAAAAAGGAAACACTGTAACTCTTACAGATGTTAAAAAAGTTAAAGTTGGCTCTAAAATTGTCGGGGACGAATACAGCGGGAATAAAATTTTTACCGGAATATATCCTAGTACCGAGGATTTAACTATCCAGTATTCGGATGGAGTTTTTATAGTCGCTCAAAACACATTTGAAACTATAACTATTTTTTAACTTTCCAAATTAATTTCAAAGCGGAGTTCGTAGTAAGCGATTCCGCTTTTTTCTATCTCTTCCATTATCTTTTTTAAATCATCCGATCTTAAATCGGATAATTTTACATTAAATACTACTCCGCTTTCGCCATTACTGCATGTATCCATTTTTACTTCTCCTTTCTTTAAATAAACGTAAAATAATGTTATGATTAAAAATAAAAGGATTGTTTTAAATGCAAATGGTTTTAAATTTAATTTCAATTTTGGCTTTTGGAATTTCTCTTTATAATTTGTTTTATCAAATCTTAAAATCAAGACTTAATCTTAAGATAGAAATAAACAGCGCAATGTATCATTCTGTAAACCCTTATTGGTACTATCTCGATTTGGACATTATAAATAAATCAATCCATCCCATTTCTATTTATTGCATAAAAATACTGATAGATAATAATTTGGTATCAGTACAAAAGAAAAAAAGCGTTTTATCAAGCAAAAACATTACCCTAAACGAAAATGCATCAACTAAGGAATACACTTACTCACAAGAATTACCTTTTGAGATTCATGGTTATTTAGTTAAGTCTGGCAAATTTGTGCTAGATTTGAGCGAAATACAGACTAAGTTATCAGAGGGTGATGAGTATTCTTTACTTATATATACCAGTAGAGGTAAAACTAAAAAGAAAATTAAAATCGCCCCTATTATCTGTGACGTAAGATAGCCGTTATAATTCCGATTACTAGAGCCGCTACTGCAAAAATTAAATATGCCCAGTCTGGCATGTTTTCATCTCCAATCGTTTAACGCAGTATATTTATACCGCTTTCTTTATGCGGGTTTGTTTATGCTATAATAGAACTATAAAAATAAGGAGAAATACTATGAATAATCAACAATTAAAAATTTTAAAATACATATACAATACACCGCGCACTTTTTCTGATATAAAAAATAAATTTCATTTGGATAATAGTGCTTTAAGAAATTTGTTAAATGGCGATGATAACTTTATTGATTATTACAACGGTGTGCAACAAGGTAAAAATTTTGATGAAAATTCTATTATCGCAAACAATCTCGGAAGAGCATTTATTGATAGTCATAAAAGAAAAAATATTACTGATTTTCTACCAATTATAATTTCAATAATCGCTACAATAATTTCTATTGCAGCTTTTATCAAATCTTCAATCACTTAACATAGTCCATTACGATACATCCAATTAGGCTTACTGTACTAATAGCAAGTGCTAATATCGAAATATACAGTGAAAATTTTGGGTGCCTTTTCATGCTTTCATCTCCAATCGTTTAACGCAGTATATTTATACCGCTTTCTTTTTTGGGGTAGAAATAATTTGTTTTGTATCTAACTCTTCAAAAAGATAAGTAACTGGTAAGTGTGGGAAAAAATTATTTTTTATTAAAAACGCTTCTTTTAGAGTTATTGGACTTTTCCTTGATAATTTGTTTCCGGCTGTATCTCTGTTTACATTAATTACTTTAGCGATTTGTTTAATAGATATTTCTTTTATCGCCATTTGAGTTTTTAAATTTTTAAACGCAATATTGTTCTTCATTCTTTCACCTCCAAATAACGCGTTGCGTGATTTCAGCTTTATATTATCACGCAATGCGTTAAAAGTCAATACATATTCTGTGTTTTTTTCTTGCAATGCGTGAAATTTGTGGTATAATATACCTAGACAAGAGGTGAATAAATGGATTTTTATAAAATTTTGGAAGATATTATGCAACAAAAATCTATAAGTATCCCTGATGTGGCAAGGATGTGTAACTTACCCGATTCTACAATACGGAGTATCATTTCAAGAAAATCAAAAACCGTTGCTCTTGAAGTTGCTTTCAAAATTTCAAAAGGACTAAATGTCTCTTTAGAAGAGTTAAACGGCGAGATTCTAAAACAAAGTGATAGTCCTCGTTCTAACAACGAACAAGAAGTCATAAAAAAATACCGTGCTCTCGATGAACACGGTAAGACGTTAGTTGATAATGTTTTGAATTTAGAGTACAAGCGTGTAACCTCTCAAAAAAGCAACGAAGTTACAATAAATATTGCAGCTCGTGGCGGAGAAAACAAGTTAACTTTATCAGAAGAAAAATATCAAAAGTTATTGCAAGTAATTGAGGAAAATAAAGATAAAGAAATACCCGACATATTCGATTAATTTCCAGTAATCCCCTAATGAAAAATACCCCAGTTATAGGTAAAATGTACCATATAACAACTAATAGGGGTGTTTTTATGTACAGAGATTACACACAAGCGCGTAATAAATCTTGGGAAATTTTAATTAAATCGGGAATCGCACAGCTTCCGGTCAACTTGAAAGCTGTTGCTAAGTACCTGAATGTCAGTATTATCCCATACTCCAGACTGGGCAGCAATGTATTTAGTGACAAAATGGCCGCCGGTGACGGTTTTACTACTGCTTTATTAGATGGTAAAAAACTTGTCTTTATAAACGACACAAAAGACATGAGAAGAATGCGCTTTACTTTGGCACACGAACTCGGTCACGTTGCTTTGAATCACAAGTTAGACCCTATAGCGCACCGGAACACCGAGTTTGACGAAGGGTTAACCCCCGATGAAATGCAAGCTAATGTTTTTGCGCGTGACATACTTATGCCCGCTTGCGTGCTTGCAAAACTTAAAGTAAATACCTCTGATGAAATTTCACGATTATGTAACGTTTCGTCTACATCCGCTTCCATAAGAATGGAGAGAATGAAAATTTTATATCAAAGAAATAAGTTTGGTCTCCACCCTTTGGAGCGACAAGTTTTAGAAAATTTTGAATTATTTATTAGTGAGAAAAATAAAAAATAACCGCTCACTACTGCCATAGCGAACGGTTTGAATGGAGTTGCGTGTCAATTTAACCCCAGTATTATTATACTAAATTGGCGAAAATTGTCAATTAATAAGGAATGAAAAGGGGAAAAATTATGAAAAGGATTATCAGTTTAGTTTTAGCAACTCTTTTATGTGCTGCTGTTTTTGTTGGGTGCGGGAATGGTGAAAATAATACTACAAGTTCTAAATCAAATAATTTAAGTTCTCAAAATATTGTCATTAGCAATTATTTACCGCATAGCGAAAAACTTACGTGGAACAGTGAAGAGTATAGTATTCCGGATTTCGAAACAGATACTTCAATTGGTCAAATAACATTTGATCGCCCTAAATATGTTTTTGATGATAATGGTAAAATAAAAAGAATAACATATAGAAAAGGAAACTTACCTGTAAATTATTATGACTTCATTGTAAAAGAATTAAATAAATTGTATGGAAAAAATGAAGAAAATGGGAATAAATCTACATGGAAAGTTAAAATACCCACTGGTGAAGAGTGCTTAATTACTTTATATAATGATATAAAAGAAAAACAAGAAGTTGTATTATCTTATGATATTCAAAGAAAAACCGAAGTTTCTTCCGTAACAAGCTCAAGCAATACCGTTTCATCTACAAGTGATGCAACTTCCACAACGTCATCTACACCAAAAACCCCCACAGTTACCACAAGCCAAAAAAATGCTTTAAGAAGCGCAAAGCAATATCTTGATGTTATGCCTTTTTCATACACAGGTTTGATTAAACAATTAGAATATGAAAAATATAGTCATGAAGATGCTGTTTATGCGGCAGATAACTGCGGTGCAGATTGGAATGAACAAGCTGCAAAAGCTGCAAAAGATTATTTAGATGTCATGTCATTTTCTCGTCAAGGATTAATAGACCAACTTGAGTACGAAGGTTATACGCATGAGCAAGCTGTATTCGGTGTAAACTCGGTCGGCTTATAATTTTATCACAACGGTTTCCAAAACGGAAATAGTACAAATCCCCTATCCGCTCCCAAAAGAGCAGAAAAGGGGATTTTTTCTTAAAACTTGTGAAAAATATTTTTGAAAATCTCTTGACAATATATGATATATCATATATAATATAAATATAGGATATATCATATATCAAGCAACACGAAATATAAATTAAGGAGACAAACAACATGCCAGAGCTATGCAGATTCTTCAATATTGTTATCAAGATGATTTTCAGCGACAACACTCAACACCACAAACCACACTTTCATGTGTACTATGCCGAATATGAAGCCGCTGTAGGGATTGACGGTGAACTGTTAGCGGGAAGTTTGCCAGTAA